CCTGATTGGAACCTTAAGCGTGTGACTAAGATTGGTAACCACATCTTCTACGCATCCAAATGACATCTAAATTCACAATAGAATATCCAGATGGTAATGAATTTTTTTTGATTAAGCATGTTTACCAACTTTTACCTGAAACTGGCTTGCCTCATGAAGAAACTCATAGTATAATACTATCTATTGATGAAATTAAAGAAGTGACTAAACTATTAAATGACTATGCCAACGAAAACAGAAATAAATGAATTCAGTCTTTTGATTGAAAACCTATCCTATGAGGAGAATCTTCCTTATATGGATGCCATACTACACCATTGTGAACAAACTGGTATGGAAATTGAAGTAGCATCAACACTACTAACCTCGGTTCTAAAGGCCAAGATTCGTGAAGAGGCAGAAGAAGTTAATCTATTAAAGAAAACATCTAAGCTGCCTATATGATTGAATTGGTTCAAGTTATCACACAAGAACAAAAAAATCTGGTAAAAAGTATTATTGAAACACACCACTCTTATGTACCTACAAATTCATCCGTTGGTCGTAGAATAGATTGGCTGATATACCAAGATACAGATGGTTTACCTGAATGTATTGGTATGATTGGCCTTGGTTCATCTGTGTATCCACCACCAAAAGATATTTTGAATTATTTGAAAGTGACTAAACAAGAATACAAATTGATATTCAATCAAATATCCAACAATTGGCGTTTCTGTTTTAGTAAATCAGTTAAAAATGCTGGCACTAAAACTCTTAAACAGTTAAGACAAAAAGCACCATCGGCCTGGAAACAAAAATATGGTGATGACTTGAAACACATCATTACTTTTGTTGGTGCAGGTAAAAATGGTGCTGTTTATTTGGCGGATAATTGGTCTAGGATTGGTGAAACCTCAGGTTTACCGGCACACAAATCATCCTCTATGAAATGGAATAATAAAGAAGAATTAAAAGAATTGTTTGTAAAACCTACGGGTGAAAATAAGAAAATTATTCTCATCAAATCTTTATGATTACCACAATAAATGCTTGACAAACGCCTAAATATATTATATAATGATATTTCGTGACAATACTCCGTTCATACTCCGTTAATACTAGAAAGGTAAAATTATGGATTTCTCTAAATTGAAAACTGGCTCAGGCAACCTCGCCAAACTAAAAGCCAAAGTTGAAGAACTAAGTGCTTCTTCAGAAGGACCCTCCAACAAAGACAACTACTGGAAACCAGAAGTAGATAAAGCTGGCAACGGCATGGCTACGATTCGTTTTCTACCAGCATCTCCAACTGATGGTGAAGACGGACTCCCTTGGGTTAAAGTGTTCTCTCATGGATTTCAGGGTCCTGGTGGTTGGTTAATCGATAACTGTTTAACTACCAACAATCAACAATGTCCAGTATGTGAACACAACAACAAATTGTGGAACTCTGGCGTTGAAGCAAACAAGAATGTTGCTCGTAATCAAAAGCGTAAGCTCAATTACACAGCAAACATCTACATTGTATCTGATCCAAAACATCCTGAGAATGAAGGCAAAGTCTTTCTATTCAGATTTGGTAAGAAAATCTTTGACAAGATTACAGAGGCAATGAATCCTGCTTTTGCAGATGAAACACCAATCAATCCATTTGATTTGTGGAAAGGTGCTGACTTCAAACTCCGTATCCGTAAGGTTGCTGGTTATCAAAACTATGATAGTTCAGAATTTGCATCTCAATCAGCATTGCTTGATGATGACGCTGAATTGGAAAAGATTTGGAAATCAGAACACTCTCTCAAGGTTCTATTGGATCCAAAAGAGTTCAAGTCTTATGATGACTTGAAAGGTAGATTGGATAAAGTTCTTGGTGAAGCACCTGTAGCAAAGACTACAGTTGAAGCAGCTAAGGCAATGCCTAAGAAACCTGTTGATGAAGAATTAATGGCCGAAGAAGATGATGACTTGGCTTACTTTGCTAAACTAGCAGAGTCTTAATATCTCCTGAATTTGTTATGATGTTTTGATTTGATACCCCGCCTAGTGCGGGGTTTTTTATTACCAAGCTCTAGAATTTTGTTTGCTTGTTTTTTGTAATGTTGAATCTTCACTTCTTATATTAACAGAAGAATCTACAGTAACTCCTCCAGAATTTCCATTACCAGCAAAAGTATTGGTTGTGGGTTTATTCACAATAACCGTACTTGAATTACCTTGTAAATTTAAATTTTGATTTTCATTGTTTGCTTGGAAGAATTTAACGGCTGGATCATTTTCTATAATTGTAGTTAATCTATCTGTAATTGAAGGATTTGAATGTAATGATACAGCAGTATCTTTTCCAAGTTGTTTAACTTGTTTAACTAAACCAGAACCAAGGCCTTTAATTTTTTCAATCATAGTGAGTTGGCCAGCTTCAGCAGATTCTTCATTTAGTTGAGCTTCCATTTTATATGTTTCAACTTCAGCTTTATCTTTAAGTACCTTTATTCTTGATTCTATTACTTTTGCTTTTTCACCCAAAGCTTTCATGGATGACTCATATTGTTTTGGATTCTTTATTTTACCAGAATCAAAATCACGTTGAATTTTTTCCATGTCATCTTTAATAGACATTAGAGAATCAAAGTTAGTATTCAAAGCTTCTTGTTCAGTTGGTGCTAAAGCATCAGCAATATCATAAGCTAACATAGCTAAAGTCAATGGACTACTTAATGCAGAGAGTGTTCCTTTTGCAACAATTTTTGTTGAATATTTGGCCATAATTTTTCTTTTTGCTGTGTCTTCAGCAATTCTTACAGCTCTTTCACGAATCTTATCGAGAGCGTCTTTTTGAAAACCAAGTTTTTCTGGTATTTTGGATGATGTTGGTGTTTTACCTGGAGGCTTTCCTTCTTCTGCCGGAGTTTGACCAGTCGGTTTTTGTGGAGGTTTTTCTTCTGGTGGTGTTTGGCCTGTAGGTTTACCATCTGGTTTTCCTGGTGGTTTACCATCTGGTTTTCCTGGTGGCTTTCCTGTTGGTTTTCCTGAAGATGACGGATTGCCTCTATTCGGTGTTGGAGAACCAGGAAATCTCAAATTTCTAAAAAACTCTAAAAAAGGAGAAAGTAAATCTTTCAACACACTATAAACTAAACTTAATGTGGTTAAGATGCCACCAACTTTTTTTAGTAAAGAAGATAACCAATCTGTATCCATTTTGGTTGCAGCCGGTAAACCCATTTTTTCTTTTTGTATCTTTTGTGCTGTGGGTTGTGTAACTTTTTTTGTCTTATCAAAATCTTTAGCTAATTCCATAGCTTTAACTTGTTCTTCATGTGATTTTTTCATGAAGTTATACATTTTAGCTAAAATATCAGCAACACTATCACCTTTCCTCATCCTTTGTTGTTGACCTTCAGAAATATTGGTATACAATGCTTGTGAATAATCTGAAGTCAATTTATTTTGTGAATAACCAACCGAAGACATTGCACCAGATCTTTTACCAGTGAAGTATTCTATATCTCTTTGATTTCTTCCTGTTAGTCGTCCAATAATAGCGGCACCAAGCTTGCCTCCTAACATTCTAGCAACATTTAAGGTATCAAATTTTTCACTAATACCTTTTGCTTTAGCTTTAAATTTATCTGAAACAGCTGAGCCAACCGAAGATCCAAATCCTTGGCCAGATACAATATTTTGGGTTATTAAATCCTTTAATCCCCTAGCTCTAATTATACGAGCTTGTTGATAAGATAGTTCCATTTTATGACATTACCTGTAAAAACATTGGTAAATCCAAAGAGCTGGGAATAGTTAACATTTGTTTTTTACCTGATGAATTGATAAAAGTATTATGTACTGATGTATCAGCAATAACAATACTTGAATTTATTTCTTTTTTCATGTCATTATTCTTTTTTAATATCATTGAAATTTTATCTCCATCCAGTTTCTTCTCTGGTATAGGAGTTAATTGTGGTTGTATTTGTTTTTCTGGTGTATTAATAATTGTTTTATTTGTATTAATAATTGTTTTATTTTCTTGAACTTCTCTGGATTGTCTAAGTAGTGGTTCAGATTTTTCTGGAGAAACTGAAGCTTCATTATCTCCAACATCTTTATAATAACTTTCTCCTTTTTTAATAAACTTATCAATACCTTTTCTACGAACTATCATATCTTCGGGAACTCCAAAAGAAGCAAATTCTTTTGACAATCCTAATTGAGCTTGAGATAATGTTGCACCTTTTTCTTTTCTGATATATGCACCAATTTCCGGTCTTTTTTGAACAATAATATATTCGTCAAATATTTTATTTTGAATTTCTTTTGAAAAGCGTGTATTTAAATCTAAATCACCTAAAAAACTTATAGCACCCTGAAGAGTTCCTTTGACTATTTGAAAGGCACCAACAGCAGTTGATGGAAATTTTCCACTAGATTTCATTTTATCTTGAAGCTTTAAAACTTCACCAATAGTCATTTCACTAGGTTTATATGATTTAAATTCTTGTGGTATTCCTCCTTTTGGAATTACCAATGCATCATATCCAGCAAGCCCACCTTCAGCTTGCTTTACCAATTCTCTAAGTGAAGATATATTTCGTATTTCTTCTTTTTTGGGACCTAAAATAAATTCAAAAGGTTTGAAACCAAGTATATTGATGCTAAGTAAATAATCTTTAATTTTTTCAATACCATCAATAATTCTTTGTTTTGTATATATTACATCACCAATAAATTCTTCTAAACTAGCCCTAACTTCGTCAGCAAAAAATAATAAAGCAGCAAAACCCAAAGCTTTTATTAAAGATGAAAATGATGGTGTTGTAGTTCTTATTAATTTGAATTTTGGTTTTGGAATATTTTGTAATGTTCTTTTTGTTTTTTCTTGAAATAGTTTCTCTTCATATATTTTTTCTTTTTGAAAATCACTATCCAATTCATGGTGCAATAATTTATCATCATGAATTTTTTTCATAAAATTAAACATTTTAGC